TCGTTAAACTTCAAGAGCAGCTTGATGAACGCCTAAAGCCCCGTCAAGGTAAGAGCACTCCAGCCCTCAAGGCAGTCGAACCCAAGGAGCTGACAAGGCTTGCCAAGGCTCTTGCATCCGAAGGTCTTAGCGAACCTCCAACCGCAATCGACACCCGCGATACCCGTCAGGCTAAAGCAGAGGAAGCTGCATACAAAAAGCAGCGTAATGCGGAGATGGGGACTGATTCGGATCAGATTCGAGGAAGCCAGTCGGCTAGTCCTGCCCAGAAAGAATTGATCTTGAAGTTGGCTGCGGATCTAAAGGAGAAAGATCCAAAGGCTTACTTGGAGTTCATCAAAAAGAACCCCGAGTTCCGTAACTACATCATCTCTAAGGGCGGCGGTTCTGCAGTTGGACCACAGACAGCTGAAGAGGCAGCCAAGATTGCGGCGTCACCAATGAGGGTCCTCTTGGGCACCAGTGGTGGAACTGTCCTGGTTGACCAGTCCAGTCGTGAAACTGGGATTAGGGCAGTACCAAATAGGCCAGCCGGAGTTGGACCACTAGACGGCCCAAGGCAATACGCAAGCAGCAACACAACCGGCGAACCAATTTACGGCCCCGGCACATATGTCACCAAGAAGAAGGCTGGTGCACTTCTCAACCTGCTCTTCGCTCTTGGCCAGAGGATCCCCAAGAACCCCCAGCTTGCTACGGGAGCAGAAGCCCTTGCCAGCCTGCCCCGCCTGCCCACCCGAGGCGTGGGGGGAGCAGACGTCTTGGCCGCCGAAGGAGCAGCCCGCTTTGCAGGAGCCCAGCCACTGGTCATGACCCCCGAGCAGGCAGCCATGCCTATCGAGGCGAAGGCAGCTGCACGCGATATTGTCGACGTCAGCCGCAAGATCCAGCGGGGTTTCACACGCGATCAAGAGACAAAGCTTATTGGCGAGATCGACAAGGCCATCACGGCACTTGGCGAGGCCAGCCCCTCCAACGCTCTTGATAAGGCCAAGCTCGCCATCAGGCTTGCCAAGAAGCAGGTTGCATTTGGTAGCACTGCAGACCTGAGCGCGGCACAAAAAGAGTTTGTCGACATGACGATTGCCCAGGTCAATCAGATCAAGTCAGACCTAGGAAGCCCTTGGAAGAAAATCGTCAAGCGGGCTGAGGGACAGATTCGCATGCTTGAAGCAGCGGGGTTTAGTGAGCTTGATCCCAAGAGTGTTGCAGAGCAGGCCAAGTTCATCTGGACGCTCAACACGGCAGGAGCAGCAGTCAGGGCTCTCGATCTTAAGGGCCGAGAGCTGAAGCCACAGGAGCAGGACATTACCTCCAAGAGGATTGAGCCATTCATGAAGGACACCGGGGAGGTGGGTTCAAAGATCGGAACTCCCCCCACCCTCATTAGTCCAATGCAGCTCTCTGATTACGCCCGCAACCTTCAGCAGGCAGGCACAAGCAGGCAGGTTCAGGAATCTAATCGCCGCGCCGCCCGCGGTGAAAAGCGCGTTATTCCCGCTGGCGGACTTTCACAGACTGAGGTGGAACCAGAGAAGACCGTACCAGAATTTAGGAAGCTGCCGGGAACTTCTCGTATCCCCAACCTGATGACTGGCCCTGAGCTTAGTCAGGACCTTCGTTACATGAATCGTGCACTGCCTGCTCTTCCAAGTAACCCATACAACCTTCCTGACTTGGAGCGTTTGGCTCGCATGCCTGAGCCTGTTGACGAAGCTGTTGTTGCTCGTGGTCGGTCGGTTGGACGGCCTCGTAATGTTGCAGAGAGTCTGCTTGTTCAATCTGGTGGTCCCACCCCAGTGCCGGTGTCAGCTGCCCCAGCTAGAGGTCTTGCTGGTCGCAGGGCAAGGAGCATCCTTGATAGGATGAGAGGACGTTGATGAAGAAGATTCCCAACACCCACCTGGTCCCAGTCGTTTCAGGTATCCCCACTTTCTACAGGGCGGATACCGTAGCCAAGGCGTTGGAGAAGGCGCAGTTCACGGTCGAAGAGGAGATCGCCACACTAATTCGACACTTTCGTGACGTGGACCCCGGCGTATCGCTGAGGGCTCATGCTAGACTTCGCGCAGTGCTACGCGAGACGGCGATGGCCTCGGGCCTTCTCGCACTCCAGGAAATCCGAGGCACACAAGAAAGCGACGGCAAAAAGGTAGAGGTCTCGCTGACCGCCTCCCGCATGCTGGATCGCATCCAAGAGGAACTCCCCGATGTCACGACAGAAGATTACCCCAGTCATGCAAGCACCTATCTCCCCTCGGGTGAAGGAAGCCGATCCTACGTTGATTCCGTGGAAGGAACAGCTGAAGACAATGGGTCCACTGGGGATGGCACGAGCGGGCGGACAGATCCTGTTTGACCTGGCATTCAAGGACCCATACGAACTGGTGGGATCTCCTGAGCAGCTCGGCCATGAGCTTGAGTCACGGCTACTGCCAGGTGGGGAGTTGTCGCCATGGGCAACCGAATCTCTGAAGACCATCCGTATTCACAGCATGGTTGGCAACGATCCAATGCTGAGCACCGCCGTCCTTTGCCGACTGGCAACCATCGACCTCGTCATGGGGGGACGATTCAAGAATGGATCTCAAGCGAATTGAAGGCAGGCCCAAAAACCTGCTTCATCCGCTTCCTTCTGATTATGCTGATCTTACTCCAGAAGGCCAGCGACTGGCTCGTCTGAATGCCGCACGCCAATGGCTCCTTCCAACCGAGGACCTGAAGCAGAAGGCACTGGACTTCATTGCGTCGCTGAACTTTTTCGAGAAGTACTATCTATGGCCGGACGAAGCGGCCGACTTCAATCCGTTGTTCTTCGACGACATGCCGGTGGCCACGCCACTCGGTCACTACTCGATCTACAAGGAATGGGCGACCAGCAAGTCCTCTCTGGTGGTGGCCCCTCGCGGCTTCGCCAAGAGCAGTTGCATCCGCAAGTCAATGCTGATGCAGCTCCTGACCAGGCCAGCCAATTCGTTTATCTATGCGACGAGCTCGCACGACAACGCGCAGCAAACCGCACAGATCGTCAAGAGCCAGCTGACTGACAACAAGCGCATCTTCGACGACTTCTCGCCTGACTTCCCTGACGAGCGAATCGTCCCCCGACGCGGCGAAGCCAGCTTCGGTCTTGAGATGATGTACCTCAAGAACGGATCGTGGCTCCGCGCCATCTCCGCATCCAGCAAGCAGCGCGGTGGTCGACCCCGCTGCTACATCCTGGATGACCCGGAGTACGACGCCAAGGCCTCCACCTCGATGAGCGTTCTCCGCGACTACGTGGAGACCCTGCTCTTCAAGATCATCCTCCCCATGCTCATGCGACCGGACACCTCCGTCCGGTGGCTGGCCACCTTCGTGAGCCGCCGTCACTACGCCTGGCATGCCATGCAGACCGAGCAGACCGCCTCCGGACTCCGTGCCCAGGACCCCCGCTTCGAGTTCTGGAGCCGCATGCTCCTGGACGCCGAGTACGAGAAGAACGGCGTCATGCACTCCTGCTGGCCTGAGATGTGGCCCCTCAACCGGGAAGCCAAGCGCCTCAATCCAAAGCTCAAGAACCAGCTCTCACTTGAGGAAATCAGGGAACGCCTTGGCTCCTCCGTCTACCTAGCCGAATACCGGGGTAGGCCGGGCGAGAGCGGCGAGAACTTCTTCCCCCTGATGACCCGCGACAAGCACGGGTGGTGGCTGGAAAACGTGGATGTGGACATGGCCTCCCAGCCCTACAACTCCCAGACCGTCATCTGTTGGGACTCGGCAGGCGTACAGAAGAGTCGACCTATCCGCGAGTTCCTACAGGAGTCGCGGCTGTTCATGTCCATTGACACGTCCTTTACCCATGGCACAGACTCGGATTACAAGGTCTGCACCGTCATGGCAGCAACCTCCGACAACTGCCTGTTTGTCCTAGATATGTGGGCAGGCAAGACCCCCGAGAATGAGCTGATCCGTCAGGTCTTCCGACTGGCTGACAAGTGGCATGTGCCCACTATTCACCCCGAGGTGATCCGCGAATCGGCCTCTCTCTACCAGCAACTGGAGTCGCTCGTCAGGCAGCGCGCCACTGAGATGACCGGCACCACCCACCTCCCCCGAGTAGTTCCCCTGCGTGTGGGCATGATGCAGAAGGAAGGCAAGATCAGCACCCTGATGTTCCGGTTCGAGCACGGCCTCATCAAGATGCCCCTTTGGCAACGCATGGAAAAGCCTTGGCGGGACCTCTTCGACCAGATCGAGCAGTTCAACCCAGAAGCCAAGAACGGTGGCCTTTCGCACGATGACCACATCGACACCGTCTCGATGAGCACCATCATCATGCGGTTCCGCATCCCCAAGGTGGGGGGACCAGACGAAGAACAAGAGTCAGCCATGGAGCTTTTGAGGAAAGGCACCCTGCTGGACCCCAACGGGATCCCAATTCTTGCTAGTCTTGATTTCAACCGCATAAGCGCAGATGATGTGCAACACCTTATGAGGCCAAAGGAAAACGATGGAAACTCCAAAGTCTGATGACCCACAAGGCAAGATGACCTACGTCACCATCCCGTACTTCCTGTACGAAGCGATGGCCCGCCTCTACTACACGCGGGGTCTTCAGCATCAAGACTTCGGTCCACCGCCGGTTCGTCCGGTCGCATCTGAAGAACCCCGCACTGAATTTACCGGTGCCTTTGATATCTCAGACGATGAAATCCCAACCGAGTGGATCCCGCTCGGAGTAGCAAGGAAACCAGACAGTGCCCGCTCAAACGATCAGTCTTCCTAAGGATCCACGCGATCTCGCCCGCCTGCTTCGCATGCACGCGGAGCGAGAGCGTTCGCGCTACTCCTACCGTCGCGCCATCTGGATGCTAGCTTGGCACTACCTGAACGGTGCTCGTCGCTTCGACGTCTTCGATCCGTACAACGGTCGAGTGTCCCCCCACTACCTTGATAAGGACGGCAATGTGGAGTTCCAGTCGCAGGAGCTCCTGTCGATGATTGACCGGACTGTGGCGCGCATCGCGTCGATGGACCTGCGTCCCAAGGTGATGCGTCAGGGCAGTAGTCTGCGCATGATCCGCGAGCGTTCGTCTGCTCAGGTGGTGGCTGATTCGCTGGTTGCCGAGAATCATCTGTCGCAGGTTGTCAGCGACTTCGCGCACAACTTTGTGACCCTGGGTTGCTGCGGCATTCAGGGCCATCTGGTGGATGTGCCTACCGTGGGTCTGACTGCAGACCTTGAGGTGGTGCACCCCCGCGAAGTGTTCCCGTTCCCCGCTCTGCATCAGGACTTTGCGAAGAAGCAGGGCATGCTGCGTCAGCGCGTGATTCCGGTTGAGTTCCTTGAGGAGCGCTTCGGCAAGTCGTTCATCAAGAAGAACCTGGACAAGATGGAGTACTGGTCTACCGACCCTGGAGATGTGATTCAGGATGCGGGTCTGGATGAACCTGGTGACTCTGTGCGCAACCCATTTGACGGTCGCGCAATCGCAACCGGTATTTCTGCAGGTTCAAACATCATCAGCACCAAGGTGGCCCGTGTGCGCGAGCTGTGGCTCGATGGCCCGCGTGGTACCTGTGCCCGCTATGTAGTGACGTGCGGCGAGGTGGTTCTCTCTGACGAGGACTACTCGGACCGCACTGTCTACTGTCCGCTGGGTTGGGCACGTTTCATGGACACCGGCACCTTCTATGGGGCTGGCATGTTTGACCTGCTGTTCGGCATCTCGCGCGAAGCCGAGAAGCTGATGAAGAGCCTGTTCAACAACATCCGTGACATCGACAAGTACGGCATCCTTGTGCTTCCGGCTGGTGCGTTCAATGAGCGCACCACCCTGCGTGAAGTGGGCAAGGGCCTGCGAGTCGTGGCCTACCAGCCTGATCCGCTGAACGAGAAGTTCAACCCGATGACCATCTCTCCCCAGACGGCTGGCGATGTGCCGGGCAAGGTGGCTCAGTTTGCACGCGAGGTGATGCACGCAATCAGCCCCATCCAGGACCTCATCCAGGAGAAGGGTCGCGTCGACTCGGCGACTGGTCTGCAGTTCCTTGACGAGCAGATCACTCGTGCAATGACCAATCCCTCGATTGGCATCCAGCGTGCCTTCGGTGACATGTACCGCTCCATCGTAAGCAGCGCAGTCAGCGATCT